CCGGGCGAAACCACCAGCCCGGAGCAGGAGCGAAACCGGCCGACACGAGCCACGCCGGAAGCGAAGCGGACCAAACAAGCACCGCACAGCCCGACTGCACAGCCAGCGCGGCCGACGCCCAGGAACCAGAACCACCACCCGAGAAAGCAGCGCCGGGACGAACGCCAGCCGGACAAGCCTGGCCAGCGGCCGGGCAAACGACGAGCAAGCCACCAGCCGCCGCAACCGAACGAACGAGCGCAGACGACCTGGAGGCAAGAGCGCCGGGACGACGAGAAGCCGCACGAAACACAACAGCACCCGGCACCGCAGCACGCACAGCACCATCAAGCCCCGCAGCGCAACCGACTGAAACCGAGCAAGACGAAGGAAGCAGCGCAACAACCGACAAACCTGCAGCAACGGCAGCCGCACACGAGCGCGACCCGGAAAAGCCGACCGAAGCAAAACCGGCCAGGACGGCCCCCACCCCACCAGCCGGAACCGGCGCGGACGCCGGAACCGGAAAAGGAGCAAGGCACGACGGACAGAAACCCGGCCAGCGCGGCACGACAGCCGAACAGCAAGGGCAAAAGCAACACAGCGCCCGAAACGCGCGGCGCAAACGAGGACGGGGGGCAAGCAAACGAGGCATGGAAAACGAAAAGGCCGGAACGCCCCGGCAAGAGCGCCCACGCACACGCGCAGGCACCGAAGGGCACACGGGGGTTAGGCGGCACTAAGCGCAAGGTGGAGCGGACGCACCGGAGCCGGGAGTCCAAGCCGCACAAGGGAGGAGGGAGGCACGACCGACGACCGCGGAGGCGTAGGCGACCGGCGAGGAGCGCCCGAACACCTTGCGCGTGTGTCCGCCGCCCCCGTAACTTGCCTGCTGCTGTGTGTGTGTGTGATTACATCCCTTACCAGGTTACCGGATTGGGTGCAGACGTGGCACTACATTTGCCTTTATTCAGAACACCTTTAATCCGCTTCGTTATGGACTTTGACAACTGGAAATTTCTTGCCTCAAGCGCCGCGTTTGGCGCTGCAGCCGGCGCGATCCGCGCCTTTCGGAATGGGCTTACCATACGCCGGGCGCTGATCGAAGCGCTTACCGCCTTCGTGCTTTGTGTAGCCGCGGGGTCTGCCTTGATGTATTACACGACTGTATCCGTTCATCTTACATTCGGGATATGCGGCCTGATCGGCCTTACATCAGAGCAAGTGCTGGCTGGTGTGGAAAAGTTGTGGGCAGCAGTCTTTAAAAGGGCCGAATCCGCAATTGGTAGCGCTGAAACTGAGCCGAAAAACGAGCCAGTTGAGGATGAGGAAAACGGGTAACACGTTTGCCTACTTAAAACAATTTTAACTCATTTTGAAATAATTTTGAGGATTCAAATCATTGTTTCACTTCAAAATCGCTTCAAACATGCGTTATTTCATTTTGCTTCTCGCTGTCCTCGGACTTTTCTCCTGCACCCCTGCTATCGCTGCCAATGCTGATTCTGGCGCGCCCTCAGTCGCCCTGGTTTCGAATTTCGAGGTTCAGCCCCCTTTCAGCCTTCAGGCGGTGCCTTCGCCCTGCTCGATCTTCGACATGCCGTTGGGTATGGATACGGATGCTGCGCGAATTGTTTTCCTTGACCAACCTGGCGATGACTGCGCTCCTACCCTGACTATTTATGTAGGGCTGCAGGGATTTATTATTTCCAACGAAATAATGCCGTTTACCGTAACCAGCGTTCAGGGGACGTCGACTTTCGGGATGAGTGCATATGACCCTGGCAAAGACGAGCACTTTACTTGCTCCGGTGTTCCTTATGGGTTCATTGAAGAGGGCGGTAGTGGCTATATCATTGCCAGCGATATACAGCCTTACGTGGATTAGCAAGCCTTTTTCAATCACACTTCATTTATGTAACATGCAAAAGGGTATTTTTAAATCCAAAATCTTTTGGGTCGCGGCTGTATCGTTCCTGCTTTCGGTAGTTCAACTACTCACGGGCAAGGAGGTTCCGGCTGGCACCGCCGAGCAGATTGTAGGGATTGACTGGACGAACATAGTGCAGGCAATCCTTTCACTCCTGGTGATCGTTTTCCGCGTCTTCTTTTCGGGTACAACCATAGGTGGCCTGTTTGGCGGGCGCCTCCTCTCCTAAATCGGATTTCATTTGGTTTGATGATGGGCCTGGCAGTCGCACGACTGCCGGGCCTTTTTTGTGTCCAGTTGTGTAGGCACAAAAAAAGAGGGCCTGCGCATTTGCAAGCCCTCCCACACGCCTCACTGAAGCCGTAACAAATGCCTCAGGTGTGTATTCTTGTAAAGAAACCGATAGGTAATCTTTTTATGTCGCTCCATTGCCCGTCGCCGGGGGATTCTGTTCGGGTCGATGAATCTGTTTCGATAGGCGGTTTTAATGCGCGCCTGAACGAATGCAGGATAGTAGTCGATCACGTCTCCTGTATTTAAGATTTGTAGAAATGGAAACATGTTGTAAGCGTGGTTTGTGGCTTGGCGCCGATGATCGATTGCCCAAATATATTTCCTTTTTTCAATTTTAGTAAATAGCAAATAAAGTTGCTTCCGTTTTCGGCTGGTTTCGACCTTTCAAAAACTCGTCGAGTTCCTTTTCCAGCCGCTTGGAGTTTTCGAGCGCTTGGGCGCGGATGGCGCTACCGGGCGGTGATTTGAAGAAGGCTTTTTGGTTGGTGCGCAGGTCGGTAAGAAGTTGGGCAAGCGCGTCGCTGCATTGGAGGGTGTCTGTTTTGTCGGACATTGTGAAGGGTGGTTTGAAATTGTGTGGAAATTGTGTAAAATGGTGGTTTTGGGGGTTGGTTGATTAATAGCGAAAATCGGTGAAGTGGATGATGCGACCGCCCCATTCTGGCTGATCTGCTGGCACGAACCATTCCCCCTCCAATGCTGGATATTCATCCCTGTCCTCCAACGCCGCTGCGGGTCGGCCCGTATCGTGTGAATCTTGGTTCCGTCCTTGATTGCGTCGACGAATTGGTCGCGGCTGTAAGTGAGTATCATAATGATTGCGTGGTTTGATTGTGATGGATTTCAGTTGATGGTGGTTTCGTCCTGTTCATCGTCTTTCCATTTCCCGAGTAGCAGCGGGTTTTCGACCACGTAATTCGTGTTGACGAATTTCGCATGAACAATCACATTTTGTATCGGCAGGTCTTTCTCGTTTTCGATCCAGTAGCAGCAACTTTTTGCGTACATCAATCGGTCTTCGACCTCTTGCAGCAACGCCTTTACCTGTTCGATTTTCTCCGGTTCTAACTCGTCTTTGGCGAGTTGGAACCAGCGCTCCATGCAGAGTTTGGTGATGGCTGTGTGCATCGAATAGATGTGGTCGGCGAGGTGTGTTTGTGGGGTTTGTGGGGTTTGTGGTTCAGTTTCATTATTCATAATTGAGTGTTGTTTTGAATGATTGAAATGACTCTTTTTTCTGCTCTATCGAGTCCGGTTTTTATCCATTCCCAATCTTCCGGTTTGATGCAGCCTTTGCCCACCGGGATGTGAGCGCCTTCGGGGATTCCGTCTTTTCGTAGCATGTCGCGCCAGATTACGCAGGCGATTTTCATCATGTTGCCGTAGCCGATTCGGTCGCCCAGGGCTTTGACGTCAAGTACTTCTTGTTGGTAACTCATTGGTTTGTCTGTGTTTGAATTTGAATGAATTTTACAGGCACTGTATCAGTTCGGACGTAAAGCGGGTGTTTGGGTGAGCCGTCTTTATTGATCGCGAGCGCCTTTACTTTTGCTTCTGGAAACATTGTTGAAACCTGTACTGCACGCTGTTTGGCGATTTTGAATGCCCCCCAGGCGAAAATGATCTCCTTGCAGTTTGCCGAAACGGCTTCCAAGTATTCGTCGTTTAAACCCACTGGATCGCGGTATGATTTCAATTCGAAAGGATAGGGCGTGACAAGTGCAAACAGGTTCATCATGTACACTCCACCAAACCCCCACGCCTGAGCCATACTCATCACCCGTCGAATTGTAGGGTCGTTGGATTTTTCGTTTGCCGTGGATGGATTCAGGCCGATAAACATTACCATCGGTTTACTTTCATCCCATATCCGGAAAAGCACGTAACGGTATTTTCGGCAAGGGGAAAATGTTGCACCTGAAATGATGTTTTTGTCTCTTTTCATTGTTCTGATTCGTTTTGCGCCGGCGCCGCGGCTGGTTCAACAATCGATCTGTTTCGGCTTTGCAGAATTGACTCTCCGATTATTCTATGTTTAAGCCCTTCGATAATCCACCGTTCTTTCTCAATTGCTTCCAGTTTTTTGTTCCTCGTTTCGGTCGCTTTGTATTCGAGTTGACGCTGAGCAATACCGGCGAGGTAGCGTTCGCGCGCGTCGAGGGCGGCTACGAGGGGTAGGAGTTGATCGTCGTTGATACAGATAGTGAGCATGGTGAAGCGTATTTACTGATTTAGAAAAGTTTCGTTTGTCCTTGAATGATCTTGGTCGGGTCGTAATTCGTCCAAAGCACTTCCTGCCGTTTGAGCGTCCCTGTCCTGGACATTGGTACCCGGCGCTTTTTGAAACCGGTTTTGTGCCAGTGGGTGGGCGGGTAGAGATCATCCATTACTGGGCTGTCATAACCGGAAAGTGCTACCATCGCAGAGGTTTCGTTGAGTACTCGGGAAAGTTCGTAATGCTGCCCGATGGTCATTTCGTGCAGATAGTCATTGCTACTTGTTCGTGTTTCAGGGAGGTAAGGCGGATCGGCATAGATGAGTGTGCCGCGTCGCCCGTATTTCTGGATGATCTCAATGGCTGGCCGGTTCTCGATCTGTACGTTTTGAAGCCTTTTGACCAGTTCGGGTAACCCTTCAACTTTACTCAGGAAGTTCCATGGAGCGTAACAAAATTGGCTCTTGTCATAGGTTGCATTGGTGGAAAACGACCGGTCTTTCTTCGCTCCGGCCTTCGCGTAGTCCATCGTAGCCCTGATGAAAAACCGGCGGGCCTGCTCGACCGGGTCGTCACATGGCTCCCAGGCCTGGTAGAATTCCTCACGGGCGTATGGCGTAAGCGAAAGCCCGGAAATTAGCCGCTCTGGCTCATCCCGTAACACCCGAAAAAAATTGACGATATCGCCGTTTAAATCATTGAGTGTTTCAATCGGGCTGGGCGCCCTGTTGAGCAGGACTGCCGCGGATCCAGCGAAGCATTCGCAGTAATGATCGGCTGCCGGCAAAAGCGGTAGAATGTCATTGAGGTGCCGGTTTTTGCCGCCGTAGTAGGCGAATGCAATGAGGCGCTTTGATGTTTGTTGCAGTACCATATTGAAGCGTGTTGATTATGTGATGGTCATGTGATAGAAACCCGCCCAGGCTGCGTTTTTGAGCCATGAGGGGCGGTTTTAATCAGAAATTCGTATAGGTGTTCACCTATATATTTTGCGTATGCTGGTGGAATACCCTCCGATATTTCAACGTCTCGGAATTTATACTCTTCCGGTATGCCCATGGAAAAATGCCAGGTTTTAAGGCCTGTCCCCTGATCGAATTTTGGACGCCACCCTTTCGGCAATCCTTTGTATTTTTTGTATCCTTGCTTTCCTATAATTGTTATAAAATCGCCGTTTTTGACGCTCCCTTTTCTCTGCCTTACACCAGGTTGCATCATCCACCAGTTGCCTAACTCAAAATGCCTTTTTCGCATTACGTTGAGGTTGAACATCCACCCGTGTAGCACGATGTCTGGCCGGATTGGCGCTGTTGGCACGTTTTCGATTATATAGGGGAGCCCGATTTTTTCGAGTGCAATCCGTGTAGGTTTAATCAGGTCTGCGTATTCTTTTCCGGCTGCGCGGAACATTGCGGTTGATTGCGTATACTTCTGACATGGTGGGCTGGTATGTATTGCGTCAAATTGTCGGCAGTAATCCAGGTCTGAAAGCACTTCCAGCGCGTCGGCCTGAACCCAGGTATCACCGGCATAGCAGGATTTCTTTTCTATATCTATTCCTGTTACATGGAATCCGGCTTGTTTGTAACCAATTGCAGCGAGGCCAGCCCCGCTGTATACATCGAGAAGTTTCATTGAAGCGCGTTGATTATGGTTACTTAGGTTGGTTTTGAGTGGATGCGGTCAACTCGTCGATTTCTTTTTGCAGGTCTGCCACATCTTGCCGTTTTTGGAAAACCTTTGACATGGCTGCTTTGTAGTTGTCGTCTTCCTCGATCGGGAAAAGGCGATTCCAATTTGCTCGGGCGTGTTCGATTTTGTTCGTTATCTCTGTGATTTTGGCTTTTGCGGAACGCTGTTTGTCGATCAGGCGTTTGATCTTGGCTTTGGTCGCGTCTTGTTCGTTTAGGGTTCTGTGCATCTGAAAGCAATACACTCGAAACGGGTTTTCCAATTGCATTTTGGCTGCTACTCGCCGGAAGTACCACCACCTGCCGCGTATCTGGGTGAATTTCAGATCATGCCAGGTCTTTTCGATTCTACTGTCCGGACCTTCACAACCTTTGTAGGAAATCACGGAAATGTTGAATCTTACGGCTTCGACATCAAGGACGGGCTGATCGTAACCGCTGAATAGCGTGTCAAATAACCTTTCCATATTCAGGCTGCGTTTGCATAGGTTCTTACGGTTCGGTCCGTTGTTCCGAGCCTGGCAGCCACTTCTGCCCTGGTTGCCTTCCGTCCGGTTTCCGCTTCAATTTTCGCTTCCGCTTCTTCGATCAATTTCCGGCGCTCGTCGGTGCTGGCTTCCGCCCATCGGTTTTTCATTTCCGCTCCTGCTTCCGCCTGTTTGCGTGCGGCTTCCGCTTCGCGGCGTTCAGCCTCTACCCTTTCGCGTTCAATCCGTTCATTTTCAGCCTTTTCCGCCGCTTCCGCCTTCCGTTTCTCTTCCTCTTCGCGCTTCCGGGCTTCCGCTTGCTCCTTCCGCTCTTTCCGCTCGGCTTCCGCCTTCCTTTCCGCTGCTTCCGCTTCACGCTTCCGGGTTTCCGCGTCGATTTCCGCCTGGCGTCGCTTGGCTTCCGCCTCAGCCTTCCGGGCTTCCGCGTCCGCTTCCGCCTGTTTCCGTGCTGCTTCCGCCTGCGCTCGGGCTATTTCCGCCCTGGCTTCCGCTTCTTTTTCCGCCTTCCGGGCTTCTGCCTCCGCTTTGACTCGCTCGATCTCCAACTGCGCGTCGAGTTCCATTTTGCGGCGCTCCGCCTCGGCCCGTTCCTTCTCTTGTTGCATGCGTTCGACCCGGGCGTAACTCTCTTCCTCGGCTTTGGCCTCGGCGGCGGCGCTGGCTTTGCTGGAGGTTGCAGAAAGCGCCCACAGATCTAGCGCAGCCATGAAAAACGTGGCTATCCATGCCCAGGTGGTGGCCGACAGGTCAAAAGGCAGCGACGGGCGCTGTGCGAATTGGTCGCTGTATGCCATTTGTTCGAAGCAGCCTGAAAAAATCCGGATAATCCACGCGCCCACCCGGTACTGATTGCGTACGCTGGCCGAATTGTGCCGTTGCGCTGTAATGGTGGCTGCAAGGCCCAGGGCGATGGCAAGGCCGGTCGGTAGCCCAACCGTGGCGCCGATGGCAAGCGCCGGCGCGAGCGCGGAAATGACAAGGCACACGAGGTTGATGCCGGTTTCAGGATGTTGGAGGATTTTTTTCATGATTGGAGGCGTGTATGTGATTGAGTTGGATTAGCAGCCGCAATAATCTTCTGACCATGTGCCGCCCAGGTATTGGCATTCTCTGTACGTGAATTCGGTACCGCATTCCCAGCAAACTTTTGTTGCTTCGCCGAGGCGACGCTCCGGCGCTGGAGGTCTGCATAGTTTTGACTCGTCTACCCAGAATTGCACTGGTGAATCCCCGAACGTTTCAAGTTTCACGCGCTTCACTCCCTCGGGGGTTGTGAAGCGCGCTACTATCTTGTACAGTCCGTTTTTGCCGGATTTCGAGATATACCCGGTTGTTTCAGTCTGTTTTTTCATACCCCTATCTTTTTTTGAGAAGGAGTGAGAGCGCCCACCCGAGCGCAAAAAGGATTGTTGCAATGATTAAGAATTTCATAAATGAAGCGTGTTGAATCGGTTAAAGAATAGTGGCGGCGGTGTGGGCTGCTGGGGCGGGCTGGCCGACTGAAATCCGGTCTTTCATTGGAGTACGGTCGACTACAATCCAGACCTCTTCTTTTCGGAGAAGCGCCCCCTCGATGGTTTCGTACAGTCGTTGGTATGCTTCACTCGAGTTGCCGATGCAATGTGAGTTTCCGGTATATATCCACTGGCGCCCGACGAGCAGACAGCCGCGCGAATCGTCTGGGCCGTTGCCGATGTGCATGAGAATGAAGGTAAAACCTGGCACATCCTGTAAATGCGGCACAAACCGGTGTTTGAAACGGCTCTTGTATTTGGTGTAGAACTTGCCTTCTGTGCGTGGAAGAATCCGGTAGCGGCCTCCCGGAATTCGGGTTTCGCCGGGCACTTTGTTTTCGCGGAAACCGTCTTCGAGAATGAAACCGAAGAAAACGCCGTCGATTTCCAAAATAGAAACCGTGGCAACATGGGTTTCGTGGATGATTGTCGTTTTGAGTAGCATAAATGAAGTGTGATTGAGTGATAATTGATTAAAAGTCGTCGGTGTGTCTTGTGTAGTATGAGCCATCTTCTGGACGCGGGCGCTCCTGGATCATTGGGCCGGTGCCATAGATGGTTACCCCCTCAATGGCTTTGGCAAGTTGTTCTACACAAACCTGCGCTACTGCATCGTCTGAATTTTGAGATAACAGGCGCATGGCGAATTTGGAGGCCTTTACGAATGCGTGAATACGAGGGTCGCTTGTGCTCAAAAAATGGGGCTCCGGCTGGAGGCTTTCAAGCAATTCCGATAAGGCTTTTTGGGTAATACCTGTTCCAATAGGTGCATTACGAGTGGCCGCAATGAGTGCCGAATTGATCAAACCTGTCGGCGTGGTTCTCGCTTGAATCTCCCAGCCTTCTGCGATTTCGATTGCCTCCGTTGCGGCATCTTCGCATTGGTGCAAGTCCTTCCATAGCCTTGCTTTTACATGGTGATCGCCTTCTGACCACTTTTCGAGTATTTGGCGCTGTGCGGAACGGTATTCTTTCAGGCACTGCAAAAGGCGTTCGTTGACGGGGTTGATGTCCGGCTCCCAGACTTCTTTGAGTTCTTGAAATGTTTTGTCGAATAATGCAGGGTCAACCTTCTTCAATTCCTCCATTTTTTTCGTGGCCTCATCTTCACTGTCATTCACATAGGTAATCGTGACGTTTTCCGTCTCGACAATGATCGTAGAACGGTCTGCTGGGTGGCGGTAGATTTTTACTTTTTGTGACATCGTGTTTTGAATGATTATGCCCAGGTGCGGGCGGGTTAATTGAAATAATTAGGGTTTCTCCAGTCAATATCTAGTTCGTCGAGGTGAGAAATAAGCCACGTTTCAAATTCAAAAAGCCGGTCGCTTAACTCTTCCATTTCGAGTTTATTCCAATCGGTTTCAATCACGATCATCTGCCATTCTTTTCGTTTCATTTCCGGGTGAAACGAAACGAAATCACATTTTTTTCGGCCAGTACAAAGCATGTGGCCGTTCACTTGATCTTGATATTCGCTTGGAATTTCCTTACTGATCAGCGTCCGCAAGTGGTTTTTGTAGGATAGCGGACACTTGACCTCAAGGCCTCGCTTCCCTACCCCATCCGGTGTGCATCCCACCAATCGGAACTTTTCAGCACGGTAAAACTTACCTCTATTCACTTTCCGGCCGGTACGAAACTGGTATTCGTTGATGGCTTGCGGCTCCCATAATTCGCCCCATTCGGTTGCTCGGTTACCGGTGAACTTACTGGCCGGTTGCATAGTCATCCATTCACCGATAAGATCGTACAGGTATGTTTCTGCTGTTTGGCTCCAACCCTTCCCACCTCTGCCGCGCGTCACACGATTGAAACAACTACCGGTAATTTTTCCCAAACGGGCGCGTTGCCACTCAGATAGCCCGCTTTCTACGGCTTTCATGGTTGCCAATTCCATACCTGCCGCGCTGGCCGGTATCTGACCGTCGAAAAGCATATTGTCGGGGATGCGAAAAGATTTGTTCATTGCTGCGTGGATTGATTGAAATTGAAAATGGTTTTTTGGGGCTGGCCGGTTGTTACTCGGCTGCTTCTGGTACCAGTGCCCGGATGTCGAAGTCCTGGTATTTCAGACCGTTTTTGCCCTTTTTGTCGCCTTTATAGGTAATTTGAAGCGCTGCGCCGCGCGGGTAGCCGACTTCGTGCAGGACGCCGCACAGTACGGTTTGCATGCAGACGTTGATCGTTTCCGTTTCAGGGTCGTACAGTTGGGCGGCAGGTACAAGCCCTTTTTCTTCCGCTGTTGCCGGGTCGACACTCATGCGAAGCGTGAAACCCAGGAATACCCGGCGAATGCTCTCACCCGGCGTTTCGAAACTCAGGTATTCGGATTTCAGGTTGATCGTTCCGACCTTCAATTTGGCTACGTCTCCCAGGTTTTTGGCCTTTTCGACCGCGGCTGTCATTTCTTCCATGCCGACAATCTGAACTTCTTTTTTACCGGGCTGACTGGTAGCGAGGCTGGTATCGGTGGATGCTGCCGGCAGGTTTTCGGAGGGTTGCTGTGGGGATACTACTTGATCTTTTTCCATGTTGAGAAAGGTGTTTGATGAAAAGTTGAGAAATAAGACTTTCAGTTTGGCACTCGGCCAAATACATTTCGTTCAGTTCGGCGGCGCGGGCGGCGGTGCGGTGTAGTTCGGATTGCAGGTACTGGATCAGGGCGGCGCTCTGGTGCATCGTTTCGAGTTCTTTTTTCAGGTATCGTATGCGCTCCCGGTTGATCGCGCCACCCTGGCGCTCCAGGGTGGCGACGTAGCGGGTTTTGTAGTGGATGCAATCGTTAAGGGTCATACGGCGTCGGCTGGCTTGCATCCTCGATGGCGTCGTTGTAGTCTCGGGCGAGGTTGTCGTAGTCGGGTTCAGTCGGTTCTTGGCTTGCCGTGGCTTTTGCGATCACATCTTCAATTCGTTTGATAACCACGCTGACAGGAATAACTGTGTCTCCGTGGCCGGCTTCGATAAGTTTGTGCAGGTAGGGCAATACTTGTGTGAGGCGGGCGAACATTTCCGGCGCGGCGGCGTAGAGTATCGCATCTTCTTCCTTTTCGCAAAGGCAAATGCGCTCGCCGTTGGCGTTCTCTACCATGGACAAAATACAGTCGAAACCGTCCATTCGAGTTTCTTTCTCTCTGGCAAAGAGCGGTCCGGGTGTGAATTTTTGAGTATCCATGTTTGGCGTGTTTTTGATGGTGAACTAATTGGATTGTATAGGCTTCGGGAAAAATCCCCGAACGTTGCCCAGTTTGGCTTCTCCTGGCGTGTTTTGAAGCGCCTCGTATGCGGTTTTGTATGCCTGCATCCAGCCTTGCAATTCTGTCAGTTGTTTTTCCTTTTCAATGAGTTGCATTACCCGTTCGTATCTGGCGCGGGGCGTAGTCATTTCAAGGGCTTCGCGGATAAGGCTTTCGTAACTTTCCATGATTTGCGTGTAGTTGAAAGGTTTTTTATTTCGCCCCGCTCCCGCAGGCATTACGAGAAGCGGGGCAGTGAACAAAACTATGCGTAAGCATTTTGGGCAAGTGCGCGCCCGCGTTCGATCGCCTCGTCGATTAGCGTGTCCTGGTAGGCGGCTTCCTGATCGCAGTATTCGTTTATCAGTTCGTCCTCGATCTGTTGTTGCTCGTAGTCCTCGAGGTCGGTGGTAATTTCGATGCCCAGGGCGTTTTTTACTGTGAGGTTGAGCACCAGCCAACGGGGTTCCCCATCTTCGTGCATGTATGGGTTGCGGCTGACGGTGGCCGTGGCGGTTATGGGGCCGTATCCTTCGAGGGAGGTTTTTACAGTTACCATTTTGAAGCGAGTTTGAAAGGTGGATGAAAGGCGGTTTTTTGGGGTTGTGGGCTATGTTGGCAGCACCATTTTGAGGGCGTAAAGCGCGTTTCCTGTTAGTTGCCGCTGCCAACAGCCATTCGAGGGCGACCACTTGAAAGCGTTTTTCTTGAGGGCTGTGATTGTGGCGGCATCCGGCTTGCCGGGAAAGAAGATTTGTAAGCGGTCGGCGTCTGTGTTTTTGACAATCCGGATACCGTCCGGGCGCTCCAATTCTTGGCTTTCGGCGCTGGCTTTGGCTTCCAGTTCAGCCAGGCGTTCACGCATGCGTTTAATATTTGCGAGGTTGTTTTGCAGTTGGTAGGACGCAAAGCCGATGCGGTTACACCAGTCCGGAGTAAGTAGTTCAGTAGCGGCTCTTTCGGAAATTCCCAAGTTTATCAGGTCGGCGATTTTGGTCGAATTGCTCCGCTTTTTGTCGCGTACTACCTTGTTTGCTGCAACCATCAGCACTTGTAATTTTTCAGCATTTTCCAATTTGGCCCGCATTTCGGCTATCGGATCGGATGCCGAGCGGGCCTCGCGCCGCTTCGCCTTTTCGAGCCGCGCAAAAAACTTTTCACGCCAGCCGGAAAACTCCTGGTACCGGTTATGCTCGGATTGGTTTGCCTTTTCAGCGCGTCGAACTGGAAAGTTTGAAGGGCCGGTAATCATGGACGAAATACAGCGGGACTTTGCAGACATCCACGACACGAAAAGGCTTTCGTACTCCTGTTGGTAGTAGGTGGTATCTCCGCCCAATTTTTCAACCCTTTGGAGGTCCTCCTCAAGTTGCTGGCTGTAGTCTTTGATGTATTGCGCGCCTCTTGTTTCGGGTACCATTGAAGTACCATCGTGGGCGCGAATCGCTAAATCGAGGTGTTTTTGCAATAACATAATGGCGTTTTTTTTTAATGTGATTGGCGGCAAACCCGGCCCGCTTGCGCTCTTTTGCTGCTGCGCTGCCGGACATCGCCAAAATGTAAGTTTGATTGAAAATGAAGTGTGCCCTGAGGCCCGATTATGACCGTAGATGATACCCGGTAGGGTACTGTTTGTGATACTCTTGCAAAACTGAATCTTTCAGGAGTTCCTCTTCGGTTGCCGTGATACCTGGCATTGGCATGAGGTATCCGGTTCGATAGTTTCTTACCTGTTTCGGTGTCTGATATTCGATACCCAGGTCTTTAACCTCGCCACCTTCTACCGTGGCGACAACCTGTACCGGCCCGTATGGCCGCATGTTGAAATTGAGCGTGATATTCATTTTTGCGAATTTTTGAATGATTAGATTTCGATTGTGTCCTGGGCTAGGTTCATTTCTTCGGCGAATGCTTCGGCGATTTCTGACAATTCGGCATGGATAGAGTCGAGGGAAAATTCTTCACACTCGAAGAAAACTGTGTAAACATGGGCATTGAGCCCGAGCGCTCGCCGCTGATACTGAACGCCAGTAACCAAGCCCTGCCGGCCTTTTAAATCCGGCAAGTCGACAGACGAAACGATCTCTATTTTTCCAGAAATAAACCGTGTGGTAAAGAGTGATTCTTCCATTTCCTTTGTTTGTTTGTTCAACAAATTTACAATATTATTAAATATTGTGCAACAATATTACACATAATATTTTTCCACAAACAGTAGACGGAAAATGTGGATAACTCGCATAAAAACAACGATTTAGGACAACACAAACCCCGAGAATAACGCGCGCGTAGCGCCGGAAAAACGCTGCCGCCTGCGGGCTTGGTGGTCAGCGCTGGATCGGCTGCCGGCGCGGCAACCAGTGCAGGACGCCACCGCCCGCGGGATGCCGAGCGCGAAGCACGGCCCCGGACGGCAGCAGCAGCAGCAGCCCGCCCGCCGCCCCCAAAAAACCGGGCCTGAACGCGCAGCCGGACGGCCCGTGAGTTGCCAAGTTTTTCGAGTAGACTAAGGCCGGACGGCGTGGGCCCCGCCGCGGCCGCCCGATGGGTGGCCGAGTTACCCGAGTGCTTTCGGGCGGCCGTGGTGGGCGCGTGCGGGGGGCCGGGGGCGGGCTGCTGCTGCTGATGATGGCCGGGGCCAACCGCGCGATGGGTGGTTCTTTTCCAGGATTGATTTGCGCGTGAAAAGCGAAGCGCCTGAAACGGCGGCGAAGCCGCGCCAATGGCAGCAGAGCGGTAAGCGGCTGGCCTTTTTCAGGCCTGCCGCGGGAGGGCGGGCGTTGTGGGATGCCGAGATAGATGTGAGTGGCGCGACGGGCGCCGGTGGCCGCGAGCCGGGAGGCACGACCGGCGAGTGGTGGCCGGCAACCGAAGCATGTTACCTTTGATTGCCAGTCCCTACCCTATTTTTGTACTATGAAACAGAAGATCAGACATTTCTTGCACCTTGATGATGAGGTCGCCTATTCAAACCCTTCCGTTCGGGTAATTACGCCATTCATGTGGCGCATTTTGGAAGTTGCCATTTGGCTGTCTATTATCCTCAACCTCTTTCAGGCAGTCATCGATTACTGCGTGAAAAACGGGTGATTCGCGTAGTTGACAGCAGCCTCCTGGCCGGTTGTACGAACATACTGCATGAAAGCAGCCATCGATTTGTGGCCTGTGAATTTCATAACCTCCACGAATGGAATGCCCGCCATTACCGCATTGGTGGCGAAGGATCGTCGGGCCGTGTGTGATGAAATTAAAGTCCATTTAGGCGCTGTAATCGATATTATTTTCCCCCCTCTGTATTCAGTATAGGCTACATTTTGTGTAATGCCAGCCTTTCGGCACAATTCCTTTACCCGTTGATTGAATTTTTGATTTGATAGTTTAGGTATGCCATCAGCCTTGTATTTCTGCATGATGGCGTTTAATTTATCTGTAATAGGAAGCGTAGTTTGCCCTCCTGTTTTTTGTTGTGTTATTATTAGTATGCGTACGTTTCCAATTGTTTTCACCCTTGTTTCATCGACTTTTCTCCAATCGGAGTACCTGAGAGCGGTATAACATCCGATGAGGAATAGATCGCGGACTTTTGATAGGCTGTCGTTCTGGTCAATATTGAATCTCTCTATCTTTTCTATCTCTTCTTTCGAGAGGTATATCATTTCTGTGAACTGGTTTTTGGGGATTTTTGCTTTTCTCCATTGTGTTTCGCTCACCCTTTCGCGCGTTACCGTTCGTAGTATGCGGGTCATTTTAGTAATATGGCTACTTGCATAATCTTTGCTTACCATCCATTCGATGAACTTGTCAATGTAATTTGTTGTGATTTCGTCGACATATACCTCTTTCCGCTTTGTTTCTTCTGTATATCGCCTTACAAGGCTTGATAGGGTTGTGTACGACCTCCAGGAGTTCTCGCTTGAGTTCATTGCTACCATTGACAATCTTTTCTCCTCGATCAGGTCTTGTATGGCTTCTCTTCCCTCTTTTTCAATATGCTTTTTTTCTGGAATACACCCCGTTGTTTCGATGTAATGCTGTATTTTTTTCCGTACCTCTTCGATTTTTGCATTTGCAATTGTGTTGGTTTTGCAACGCTCTCGTTTTGTATCCCAGTCTTCTATATCAACCGTCACACCTGTTCCAATGCTATATTTTTTCCCTTCTCGCCTGATAATTGCTCGTATGCTGGATCGTTTGCCGGTCGTTCGTTTTAGGTTCATCCTGATTGTCATGTAAGCGGGTGTCGTTTGGGTGTCGTCCCGTTCTGCTTCGCGCCCCGCTTCCGCCAAGAGGCCCGTTCGTCTAGGGGTTAGGACGCAGGATTTTCATTCCTGTAACACGGGTTCGATTCCCGTACGGGCTACTTTCAAAAAAGAAAAGAGGCTGATTCTCAAG